TTTAAAGAACAAGCGTTTAAAATGGGAGCGAGTGCTGATAAAGCTGAAGGGCTTGTTGACTGGTATCTGGGAATGGTTGCTCAAGAGCTAGAGGAATCAGAAGCCGCAATGAAAGAAGCTGAAGCAGAGATGGATAAAGAGCTTCGTGGAGAGTGGGGCGACAGCTACGACGGAATGATGAGTGGCATCGAGGCTATGTTAAAAGCCAATGGTATGCCAGAAGAAAACCTAGAGTACGCTAGAGAGGCTGGACTATTAAAAGACCCAGCACTAGCTATGACTTTAGGTAACATAGCTGCACGTTTCCAAGACGACCCAGAAATTGGTCATCATCAGACAGGAACAACCGCTGGACTTAAAGATCAGTTGTTTGATGTGAACGAGCAGGTCAAAGATTACATTCGTACTGGTAAGAGCATCCCAGACCATATTACACAGAAGCGACTTGATCTTATGACAAAGCTCGGTGAAAATATTTAAAAAGAGTCTTGACATATTTTAAAGATATGCTAAGACTTATATGCAACGAGGGTGGACAATCGTAAGACCCACCTAAGTTGCCGTCGACCCAGACGCAAAATGGTAGGCAAGACCTCCTTGTGGAGACAATCAGAGCCGATTAGTTGTTAATTAATTGAGCCTAAATTTAAACAAGGAGATATATAATGGCTTATGAAAATGGTATAGATGCTGCTTTTGTTAAACAGTATGGCAAGACTCTTGATCTTGTTGCTGAAACAAAAGGCGGTAAATTTGTTGGTCTTGGTCTTGAAGGAACTATTCAAGGCGAAGAAGCGTATTACGATCAGTTAGGTTCTACCTTCGCTTCAGAAGTTGCTGCTGGCACATCTGGAGATGCTGGTGGTATGGACTCACCTGATGGTTCAATTTCACACTTGCGTCGTAAGTTGGTTGCTTCTAACTATGAAGTTGGTTTAATGCTTGACCGCTTCGACAAAGTGCAAACTCTTATCAACCCTGAGTCTGAGTATGTTCAGCGTCAGGTTTCTGCGTTAATGCGTAAGAAAGATATCGAGTTCATCAAAGGTGCGTTAGGTACTGCTGCTACTGGTAAAGCTGGTGCTGGAAGTGCATCTCTTGGTGCTGGTCAGAAAATCGGAACTGGTGCTGCAGATAACACAGGTCTTACAATCGCTAAGATTCGTGAAGCCCGTGCTATTCTTCAGAAGAATGGTGTTGATCTTGACGACCCATTAAACACAGCATACCTAGCGGTTACACCTGCTCAGATCGAAGATTTGTTGGGTGAAGAAAAAGCTACATCTGCTGATTATATGAATGTAAAAGCATTGGTAGCTGGTTCTATCGATAGCTTCTACGGATTCAAAATCGTAGTTTCTAACCTGCTTCCTTTCGTGAACACAGCAACAGAAGCTGCACACCTAACTTGGTCTGCATCTGACGTTCCTGCTGCGGTTGGTTCTGGTGAAGCTGACATTCGTGGATGTTTTGCTTGGGTTAAGTCTGGTATCCGTTCTGCTACTGGAATGGGCATCGAAACTGACGTTGCAAAACGTGCTGACAGACGTTTCAACTACTACGCTTACTCTGCTATGCGTTGTGGTTCTGTTCGTATGGAAGAGGAAAAAGTTGTCCTCATCGGTTGCGACGAAACTATCGACTAATTAAACTTGGGGGCAGCTAGCTTTCCTTCTCGGCTAGTGTAAGCCCCCCATTTTATTTTTTCAGGAGGTACTATGGGTTTATCAAAGATTGAAATATGTAACCACGCTCTACTCAAGATTGGAGCAGACACCATTGCCTCTCTTGACATTAATCAAAATGACACCGAAGCCGTAGTGCAAAGTGCCAAACTTTGTAATGTTTTGTTCAGACAATCATTAGATGAAACACTACGCACCTACAAATGGAATAGTGCTTTAAAACGATACAAACTTAATCGTTTAAGTGAGGCACCAGCCTTTAAATTTAAATACCAATACCAACTACCAAGCGATTGTATTCGGGTAATAAATGTATACGATAAAGCCGATGCCTATGATGATCGCACACAATGGGTGGTTGAAGGTCGCACAATTCTTTGTGACTATGAAAGCGTTTATATTTGCTGTGTAAGTAGACCAGCCGATGTAAGCCAACTAGATGCGTTTCTTACTAGAGCAATAATACAAAACCTTGCTATTAAGTTAGCGGTTCCTATGCAGCTAGACCAAGTAATGCAAAACAATTTAATAGATGAGTACGAAAGTGTTATTCTTCCTGCCGCCCGTAGTGTTGATACATTAGAAAACAAATATTGGGAAATGGAAGAAAGCGACTTTATTTTATCACGTTATAACGAGCAACCGATTATATAATGGCTATTAATTACACACAGGCTTTTAATGCTGGCGAAGTGTCACGCAAAATGGATGGTCGTAGCGACCTAGAAATATATAAGTCAGGTTGTCGTGATCTCGACAATTTTTTTGTATTACCACAGGGTGGTGTAGAGCGTAGGGCAGGTACAGAGTTTGTGCAGTTTGCTGGTACTGATGGCACTAACCCAGCCCGTATGATTGAGTTTGATTTTTCTAGCGATGTGTTCTTTGTTATAGAAATAGGAACAAGTTACGCTAAGGTACACTACACAGACGACAATGGTGTAGACCAAGTTGTTTCCGTTACAGGAACAGTACCAGCGTATACAGAAGCTGAGTTGCGTACACTACAGTTTAACAGACGTTACGACACACTTATACTTACTTGCCCAACAAAAGAAACTCAAGTCTTTAAAAGAGAAACAATAGCACCTACTTTTTCTATAGCACCAATTAGTTACACTTATCCTCCAACAATGGAAAAAAATATAACCAATAATGAAATTTCATTTAGCAGTATTACTGGTAATATTTATTCAGGAGAAGTAACTTTAACATCTACTGATGATTTGTTTTTTGAAGGTCACGTTGGCTCGCATTGGGCTATAGATCATATTCGTGCTGCTGATAAAAAAGAAATAACACTTAGTAGCAATGGAACAACATTTAGCAAAATATTAGATGCTAGTTTTTCAAACTGGGCTTTTGAAACTGGTGATACTTGGAAAGGCGAAGTAATCATCCAAAGACGCATTGGTGGCGAAACTTCTGATGGTGGTACTGGATGGCAAAACTATGTTGTTATCGGAGACACTACTAATGGTGTTTCAAGAAATTTTAAGTATGCTTCTCAAACTCCAGAAGGTGCTAATACAGAATTAAGAATATCAGTTGTAATAGTAAATCAAACTATTAGTGCTAGTCTTGAAGCTGATAGTATTTATCATAAAGGTGTGGTAAAAATAAAAACCTATACAAGTGCAACTGAAGTAACGGCAGATATTGTTTCATTAATACAAGGTGGGAATAGAGATACTAGCGATAATCCGCAAACACCAACAGCAACTATACATTGGGCTGAAGGCTCTTTTTCTGAGTATCGTGGATTTAGCCCTGCATCAGAGTTTTTTGAAAACAGACTATGGTTAGCTGGCTCTAAAGACGAACCTGCTGATTTGTTTGGCTCTGTGTTTGGAGAAATATTTAACTTTCTTAGCGGAACACTATCTACAGACGCAATCAAACGTACTATTGACTCGCCAGAAGAACCTAAGTGGCTAGAAGGTAAACGTTACCTTTTCTTAGGCACAGCGGGTACAGCGGTTTCAATTCGTTCTGCTGATAGAGATTCATTAATTACACAGAATAACATTACAACCCTAGTAGAAAACGCTTATGGCTCCGCTGCATTACAGGCTGAGGTCGCCAACGATGTTGTCGTATATGTGCAACGTGACGGACTAAAGGTGCGTGAGTTGGTATTCGATCAGGGTCAAGATACATTTGTAGGTAACGACCTTAACTTAATTAGCGAAGATATTACGGACTCAGGCGTTGTAGAAATGTTTGTGCAAAAAGAACCCAACCAATACATCTGGTGTATTAAAAGCAATGGTGACGCTTGTGTGATGACATACGAACGTGGTCAGGATGTTAAGGGTTGGGCTAGAGTAAACACAGATGGTAAGTTCTTTAGTGCCGCAGCAATTCACGATTCTGGTGAAGATGTTGTGTGGGCTTGCATAGAGCGTAATGGAAAGTATTGTATTGAGAAGTTTCACCTACGCAAAGATTTAAATTGGTATGTAGACTCTGGTGTTAAGTTTTCTGGTGGTGCCGTTAAGTCTGGTACTATTGCGTTTACCAACATCACAAGGGAAGATACCACAGCAAACCAAGACCCAGACATTAATTGGGATACTATACTTACTGTTACTTCTGTTGACTCTAATGGCAACCCTACTGCACACGGGTTAAGTAATGGCGACATTATTAAATTTAAAACACAAGTAAACTATCCGTTTTTAACTAAGGTTCCATTTAAAGTAGCAGATGCAACTACAGACACATTTACACTAAAAGTTGTTGGTAGCGAGTTTTATATTGTACCATTAACTCCAGATAATTTTCCTTCAAACGTAAGCGGCACATTTACTAAGGCAAGTAATGAAGTTACTGGTTTAGATCACATTAATGGCAAAAAAGTACAAGTTGTAGTAGATGGTTCATTTTATTCAGAACCAACAGTAACAAACAATAAAATTACTATAGACGAATACTCTGACGACATTCTTGTGGGACTACCATATACATCTACATTAGTGCCTATGCCTATAGAGCCTACGCTTGTAAACAAACTATCACAGAGTAGGGTTAAAGCTGCATCTAAGATAATTGTAAGATTCCTTAAAACAAAAGGTGCTAAAGTGGGCGAGTTTGGTACACAGCTAACTACATTTCCAGTAAAAGACACACAGGATATTGCAGGGCAACCAGTATCACTCAAGACTGGACAACAACGATTTTTTGTAGCCTCAGACTACGAACGAGAAAAACTTATAGAGGTGCGACAAGACTTACCCTACCCTATGACAGTATTAAGTATTGCCACACATATTAACGCGGAGGGTGCGTAATGATAGGTACTATCAAAGGGCTTTTTGCAAAAAAAGCAAAAAAGGCACAGGCTAAACAAGCTAAAATAATTGGTGATTATAATGCCAAAGTTGCAAAAATTCAAGCTAAAGGTGAACAGCAAGCTATTGACTCCCAATCAAGACGTTTGGTTAAACAACAAAGAGAATTTGCTGCACAGCAGCGTATGAGTATTGCTGGAAGAGGCGGTCTTGAACGAGGAACAGACTTGCAGAGTCTTATTAATTCTACTATAACTATGCAAATGGATTTAATAGAATTAAAACGTCAACAAGATATTGCTAGAATTGGCGGTGAAACACAAGCACAACAAATTAAAATGGGTGCTGAAGCAGAGGCTATGAGGCTTAAAGCAGAAGGCACACAGGCTTTATTAAGCGGCATTGAAAGCGATATGACTAGATTTTTCTAAGGATTAATAAAATGGCTATTTCATTAAAAAGATATGAACCACAAGTAAAAGTTTCTGCTGAGACTGGAACACAACAAATTAGCGGTGCAGTTGCAAGTCAAATGATAAGTGCTGCTGGTTCGGAATTTGAAACACTTGCTAAAGCTGCTGATATTGGTAGTGATATTTTTAATAAATTACAAGAGAAAAAAGACGAGGCTGAAGTAGCAAGATTAAATAATGAAATGGAAACAGACTCTTTAGCTTTTAAGCAACAAATATCAGAAATGAATGATGATGTAGAAGTTAATAAATTTTATTCTAACTGGAGAGAAAAACAAGTAGAAAAATTTAACCAAAATAATTTATCTCGTCGTGTATTAAAAAAAGCAGAAATTAGTTTTAACTCTTACTTAGATAAGGTTGGTATTAGCGTACAAGAAAGAGCTTTTAATATTATAAAAGAAAAGGCAGACAGATCATATTTTGATTTAGAAGATGCAGCAATTCGTGGTGTTTTAAAAACAGACCCGTCTACTGGAGAAATGTTTACTTCAAGAGAAGATCAGTATAATTATGCTCAAGATAAATTAGTTGACAATGGAACTTTAAAGTATGACACAGCATTAAAAAATAAAAGAAATTTTTTAGAAAATGCAGATGATGGTATCTTTAAAACATTGTTGCAAAGCGATAGAGTTGAAGAGGCTGAAGCATTATTACTTGACCCAAAAGCTAGGTTTTCTACACAGTCTTTTCAAGAAAATACAATTCTTTTACAAGCAGCTAAAACTAAATTAGCATTAAAACAATCAAAAGAAGCTCAAGTTAATTTTCAAATGGGAACACAACAATTTAGAGAGAGTATTAGTCTTGGTAATATTCCTACACAAATAATACCATTATTAAAAGAACAAGGTATTGATGTTGAACGTATAGAAGAAATGACTGCTAGTTTAAATTTAGCAGAAAGTATTATTGATAATCCCAAGCAAGTAAGAAAAGCAGAAAGAGCTTTGGATTACTTTAGAGATGAAAATAATACAGCAGATTTTGCTCTTACATTTAATAAAATTTTTAAATTAAAAGGCATTACTCTTTCTACTAAATCAGAATTAATACAAGAATTATTTGATGCGTCAGATGAAATGGGTGTAAAAACTTTAGGATACTCTATGGGTTATCCAAGTTCTGTTAAAGAAAGCGGATGGAAAAGCGATGTGCAAAAGTCATCTTATGTTACTTTAAATGATAATTATGAAAGAGCTTTGGGCAGATCAACTAATAAAGAGTCTTATAATCTTATTTTAGAACAATATATAAAAGATAGAAAAGAATTAAATTCTTATTGGAAAGAAAATCCAAATGCTACGCTTGAAGAATGGAATAAAGTTTCAAATAGTTATTTAGGTAAAAGTGCTTCATATTCTGTTAAACGAGTTGCTTTGCCAGTAGTTACAACTCAGGCTCAGTATGACGCATTACCCGTTGGTGCTGAATATCGGGAAGAAAATGGGCAAATATATAGGAAACAATAATGAGTAAATTTGGCGGTGTGCCTGTAAGTCAGTCTAAGTTTGGTGGAGCAAAAGTCCAAAGTAATCAGAATGAAGTTTTTTTTGAAGATGATTCTGAAGCTAGAAGTATTCTGTCTCAAGAACAGTTAGATAAAGAAACATATCGTGAATACAATCAACGCAAAAATGGTAGAGAATATAATGACTTTGAATTACAAGCATTGCTATCTTCTGAATATGGTAATGCTAGTTATGGTGAAGCCAACCTAAAAAACAAAGAAGCCCTAAAACATATTCGCAAAAAAACAATGGCTGTTAATGTAATGGAGGGTGCGAGAAATTTAACGCAACTTGGTAAAAATGCTTTTACTCAATGGCTAAAAAGTTCTTTTCCAGATTCAAAAACAGAAGGTCGTGTTGATACATATAGAAACAAAAATACTGGCGAAATAGTTAAATACCATCCAAGATTAATGCCAGAGGGTTTTGTTACAGATGCTGATGATTTTTTTGATAATTGGGAATTTGTTGAATCAGAACGTCAAATTATAGATACACAAAAAAGTAGAATTGTTCAAACGGCAGAACAAAATTTTGATGATTTTAGTCAAGCTATTGATTCTACAGTTCCAAAAGAATGGAAAAAATCAAGAGATATTTTAATTGAACGCTCATCTGCACCATTAGAAGGTAATGCTTTACAAATGAGTTTACAATTTTTAGATCAAGGATTTTCTTTATTAGTAGATAATGCAGACGAAATGTTAGCATCTACTGTTAATCCTGCGGCTGGTATGACGTATATGTATGCTGGCAACCAAAATATGCAGTATGATGCTTTAATAGAAGCAGGTGTAGATAAAGATACAGCAATAGCTTATGCTAACCTATACGCAAGTGCAGCAACTCCTGTTGAGTATATAGAAAATGTTGGTCGCATAGCTTCTGCTTTTGGTGCAGACAAAGCTCGTGAAAAACTTATAAAAAATATTTTTCTCAGAAAGTTAGCAAATGCTGGTATTAATGTAGGCGAAGAAGCGTTGCAAAAGTTTTTTGAAGATATAACTTATAATGAAGCCGTAAGATATCATAATGAAAAAAATAATACAGACATACCTCTTCGTGACTTAACAGAGGGATATGGGCAAACTGCACAAGGTTCTTTAGCTATGACTACAGTTATGGAGGCATTGGGTCTTAGCGTTAAAGGAACAAAGCGTGTACTATCTAAAACTGTTGCAAAAGATAATACAGATACTCAGCCCTTAACTTTGGGTGATGTAAATAAAGATTCTGCTGAACTTAACGAAGTTGAAATAGATGCTGTAGTAGAATCCGAAACAACCGAACGTGGCAAAGAATTGTTAAGAAATGCTTTTGAAAATAAAGATCAACAGTCTGTAGATGAATACAATAATTATAAGTTTGGCGACACAACTAACGATGTGCTTGGCGATTTAGGGCAAGAAATAAATAAACAAATTTCTGGCAATGTAGTTATTGGCGAAAAAGGCAACCAATTTATTGTTGCTACTTATGATTCTAAAGGGGAGCCAGTTGACGTTACTACCTTTGATTTTAATGCAGAAAACAAAGAACAAGTAGAAGCACAGTTTGACGATTTTGTTGCCAATATAGAGTTAGAAGATGGACAGCAGTTATTTAGATATGATGAAGCAGATGGCAATTTTGTTTTAAATGAAGAGGTTGTTAGTGATGATGTTGTATTGCCAACGTCAGAACAACAGCAAGAAATGGAATTAGAATTATCTGACTTAGAAGCACAGATGAACTCTGATAAAAGAACCGAAACAGTAAAAGTACCGATTACTTTAGAAAGCAGTAGTAAAGAAATAGAAGGGGAAACATCTACAGAAACTAGAGCAGATCAAACTGCTAGTGTTGCACTTAACGCACCTAGTGCTGATTTAGATGTAGGTACTTACGAAACAAGAGCTATTACATTCTTTGCAAGACTTAGAGCTATGGGCTTTATTACTAATAAGCAAGAATACAATGAAACACTAGATGCTTTTGATTTACACGAAGAAGCTGATTACGATGTTATATATACTGAGTCAGAAAAAGCATATAGACACGTTAATAAAAAAATGAAAGCGGCTAACAGAGTGGGTCGGCAAAAAATCTACAGAGCAACTGTTGATAGATTATTACAACCTATACGCACTAAACTTGTTATTGATGAAATGTTTGAACTAAAACGTCAACTACAAAGAACAGTTCGTGATATTGAAACTGGTCGGAAAGCTGGTGTAAAACAAGAAAAAGAACGTCAAAAGCAGCTTAAACTTAAACGTGATATTTTAGTTAAAAGAGCTTATAGATTAATCGAAATTTATATTCCCGATACTGATACAAAAAATAGATTTAAAGTAAAAGCAGAGCGTTTAAAATCAGAAAAAGGTTTAGATAGTTTCTTTAATGAGCTTCGTGAGAATATAGAAAGAGTGCGTAAAAAAGATGCTATTGATCGATTAAAAACTAAAATTAAAAAAGCAAATAAAATAGATGACTGGGAGCCAAAGTATCGTGATCTATATAATGATTTAATACGCAAATATGTTATTAAAAATTTATCTGAGAAAAAACGTAAAGAGCTAGAGTCTCGTAAAGAATTTATTGAGGGTACTGAGCAAACACTTATTCCTACTGCTAAAATTGAAGAGGTCGAAAAACTAACCGCAGAAGCAGTTGAGAATATGACTGATGAAGAAATAGATCAAATTTCAGATCAGATTGTTTACATTACCACAATGTCACAAAGGTTTGCCTCTCGTCGTCGTAATCTTAAAAAGTTAAGTATTGAAAATAAAACACAAGCATTAATAGATAGCCTTAAAACTAAAGCGTCTGTTAGTAAAAATAAATTTATAAAAGCTATTGTTGAAAACAAATTTTTAGCCTTACTTCGTAAATATTCTTTTATAGTAGAAGAATTAGATGATGGTATGGAGCAAGGTGTTGCTGATGATTTATTACGCAAACCATTACAAGATGCAAGAAATAATGAAAACGAGCGAAGTGCTGTTACAAAAATAGCATTAACAAGCATCTATGATGCTCTTTCTCGCAAGTGGTTTAAAGGAAGAAGATTAGAAGAAATTAAAGTTGGTGCTAAAACATTAACTGTTGGGCAAATAATGGGTTTATATGCTCACTCAAAAAACAATGACACAAGAAAACAACTGTTAAATAATAAACAATTTAGAAGTCAAAAACAAATTGATGACTTTATTGCGGAATTAACAGAAACAGAAAAAGCTGTAGTAGATAAAGTTATTGATTTAATGAATGGTCAATATACACCTATGGCTAGAGTTGCTCTTGCATTAACTGGCAAAAAACCAAAAGAAATTAAAAATTATGTGCCTATAGTTTTTGTTATAACAGAGGGTGCATCACAATTAAATGAAGATACAGACTTGTTAAATGATAAAGGAGTAATAGTTAATCCCTATGTATCTGATGGATTTACGAAAGAACGTGTCGGTAGCGGAAGAGAGATTGATTTAGACTTTATTGAATTTTCAAATAGACATTTAGATCGTGTAAATCATTACATTGCTTTTGCACAACCAACTAAACAAATTCAACAATTACTAAGTAACAAAAAAGTAAGAGAACAGATTAAGAGAGTAGTTGGTGAGCAAAGTTTAAATCAGTTAGAAAACGCTTTTAAAGCTACAGTAAATCCATTTCGTAATTTTGTTGTTAGAAAAGAGTTTGAGGGAGTTGAAAACTTCTTTAGAGCGGCTCGTATGCGTATGACTGTAGTAAATCTAGGTATTAACTTTGTTTCTGCTTTAGCACAGTTTTCATCATTTCCTTTAACGATTAGACGTATAGGTTTAAAAGAAGCCGTAAACGGATTATCTGTAATGTTACAAGCACCATTTGAAACTAAAAGAAATGTTAATGAGCAATCTTCAATGATGGCTAACAGATCAAAAAGTTATGATCGTGAGTATGCAGATTATATGCGTAACAAAACTATAGATAATTTATTTAATGGAAACAATAATTTAAAAAATGCTTACTTTTATTTTATGAGAACTATTGATGGCGTTACATCTTATGCTTCTTGGGTTGGTGCTTATAATAAAGGGTTTGATATATATAAAGATGAGGCGATGGCTATTCGTTACGCTGATGATGTGGTTGAAAAAACACAGCCTATGGCAGACTTCTTAAACCTATCGGGCATTCAGCGTGGTAGCGAAACATTAAAAGCATTTACCCCGTTCTATACAGCGTTTAATCATATTTATAATGAAATGGATACACAAACTAGAGGAATGTTCAAAAAGAGTATTAGTCTACCCGAATGGATTGGTGCTATGTTCTGGATAATATTTGCTCCTGCACTTTATAACCACATTATTAGAAATCCAAGTAAAGAAAATATAACTTCACTAGATAAAATGAAACAAAGTCTTGCATCTCAATTTACAGGAAGTGTTCCTATTTTTGGCGGTATGGCATCTTCATTATTTAATGAATTTCCTTACACTCCAGTTCCTTTATTAGACTCTGCTAAATATGCTGATAGAACGCTAAATGCTATTAGCTCTGGTAATGTAAGAAAAGCATTAGAAAATACTATGGTTCTTTCTGGTTATATTTATCCATATCCTAGTAGGCAGGCGGCTAAAACCATATTTGGTGCATACGATTTAATAACTGATGAAACAGATAACTTATTAAGATTAATATATTCTGAATATCAATTAGGTGAAGATAAAAGTAAAAAGAAAAAGTTAAGACTTTAATCTTGACATTTACATAAAGACTTTAATATAACAAGAAGCGAGGTTAGGTATGGCGTTAGAAGACACAACAAATAAGCAATCATTCACGGCAGTAGCTGGTGAAACTCATTTTGTATTTAATGTACCATTTTTTGATGCGTCTACTATAGATGAAACAAATAAAAAATATGGTGACATTAAGGTAACAAGAGAATCCGCTGGTGTTATTACACAATTTACACCAGTAGCAACATTTAGTTCTCCTGCTGTAGATGGTGAGTTTAAAATCATAGCTACTAACAACGACCCAGAGCAGGGTGGCACAGTAACTATTTCTACTGCGGCTTTAGGCGGTGAGAAGTTTATTGTAGAGCGTGACGTTGCCTATTCGCAACAGTATGATCTGCAAGAGGGTTCGACTATTGACCCAACCGCACTTAACAAAGCACTTGATCGGGTGGTGGCACAAAACCAACAGCAAAACGATGCGTTTACTCGTACAGTACAGTTTCCAGTAACCGACAGCCCAAGCACTACATACACAGTAGGCTCAGAAACTACCCGTGCTAATAAGGCACTCGGCTTTGATGCTAGTGGCAACGTAACGGAAATTAATTTGGTTGATCGTGGTGCTATATCTGGGGACGCAAATGCTGGTATATCTATTAACAACAACATTATATCGGCTAAGGTTGACAACTCTACAACTCAGTTTAGTGGCGGTAACATTGCGGTTAAAACAGTAGATACTGCACAACTAGCAAGTAGTTCTGTTACAACGGATAAACTAGAAAACAATGCAGTTACAACAAATAAGATTGCAAGCGATAATGTTACATACGATAAAATCCAAGATATAACTACATCTAATAGCGTACTAGGAAACACGGGTACAGGTACAGTAGCAGAACGGGCATTGGTTGGTGACATTTTATTAGATGAAGATAATATGGCTACTGACTCAAATACTAAGGGTGCTACACAGCAATCTATTAAAGCGTATGTAGATTCTCAAACTATAGGTGTCGGTCAAACGTGGCAAGCTGTTACAAGAAATTTTAATACTAACTATCAGAATAATACTGGTAAACCAATTTCTTTAAATATTGCTGCAAATAGTAATACTGATTATCACTCAATAGACATTACAATAACTCCTTCAGGAGGATCGGCTGTTACGATTAGGCTTGCAAACTCATCAAATAGTGGTGGTGGTGTTGCTTCTAATGGTAGTATTATTATTCCAAACAATTCTACGTATCAATTGAATTTAGTATCAGGATCACAATCTTTAACTAGTTATGAAGTACGGGAATTAAGATAACAAATTTAAATATACAGGAGGTAAGGTATGGCAGGTAACGTAAAAATAGCAGAAGATAGATATCAAAACAAAATGCAGTTTGCACATTTAAAGTGCGACACAGCTAAAACAATTACAACAGCGACACAGTTTGACACAACAAGTGATCGTCACGTTGTTATCACACCAGTATCTAGTGATGCTTATGTCACTATTGATGACGCAGCAACAACACCAAGCGGTACAGGTAATGGCAATTCATTAGGCAAGCTAATAACATTCGGAAGTTCTTACACTACAATTGTGCGAGCAGGAGAGTACATTGGTGCTACCGCAGCCGTTAATTGTGTGGCACTCGGAGAACTATAATGTTTGGCTCGTTTGGAGCAGGTTTTGGGGCGTTTGGCTCTGGTACTGGTGGGTTGTTGCCCGCTATTACTAACCTTACGTCTTGGATCA